ATAATGAACAAGCGTTTGATTTAACGAATAGTACAAATGTAGAATATTCATCAATAGAAGATATATTTGGAGTGTTCACAAAAGAAATGTTAGATGATTTTGAAAACCATTTTTTAAATTTTTGTCAGATAGAAGACAAATTCGATTCTGAAATGGTTAATAGAGGTAACACAACCTTTCAAGAATTTATTGATAGTGAAGAAATTAGAAGTCAATATGGTGGTAACGAACCAACGGAAGAGGAACTAACTGAACTCTACGCTCTTTATAAAAATCAACAAAATTCATACTCAGGAATTAATGTTGACGAATATAAAGTAAACCTATTTAATTTTATGGAGTCATTATTAATGGTGGATAAACCATCTTTAACTAATGACATAGATACAGATTTGAAAGCTATTTCAAATAGACAAATGAATAGCTTTAGAAACAAATCTTTAAATCTACTTAATAATAATGACATAGTTTTAAAAATTGGTAATCCCTCAAAATATGACAATAAGGTATATGGAAGTTTAACAACAAGTACGTCACAAAAAATAGAAAACCCATATAACTTTGGGGTGTATGTACCTAATTCATTACCGACTAGTGGAGGTACAACAACATTAAGTCAAAGTATATCAAACTACCCTAATGCTTGGTCTGCAATGACTAATTATGTTGGTGAGTTTTCTGAAGAAGGTTTTAAGTATGGAAATAACGGCTCATATATTACAGACTTTTTTGTTGATATGGGGTTTGAATTCACAGAAGATAACGTAATACTTCTTTCAAATCTAATAAAAATATATGCCACAAAAAAATCAGAAAATACTTCGTATAGTAAAGATAACTTTATAAGTGATTTAAATACTTTTATTGGAAAACAAGAAACATTTCAAAAAGATATTTTAAATAATATTTTCATAAAGTTAAATAAAGATTTACCATCAGTAACTATAACCGAAGACTCTTCTAGACTATCTAAAATTGATGGTAACCTACCAAAACTTGAGTTATGGAAATCTTTTCAGTCATTAAATGATAAATGGATAGCTGGTCAGGATTTTAAAACAAAAACAATATACGAGGATTTCCTATTTATGGACCGAGCCAATAGACCTGTAGGTGATAAGATAGTGATTAACATTGCAGAACTTGAAGGATTTATTACAGGAAGGAGCGACAAAATGTCTGTGTACTCATTATTGGGTCTAATATATCAAAAAAATAATTTCGCTTTCATACCTACACCCGCATATACTAATTTTTATGGTAGAGACGAAAGAGTAAAAGAGGGTGAACCTATACCACAAGATATACCTAATGATTTGTTTGGTACATTTATGGAAGTAGACACAAGAGACAGTAGACCAAGAATGTTGGGGATATACATAGGTGAACCATCAACAAACTTGGATATGAGTAAAAATGAAAACAGTAGAAGAGGTGATGACTCATTTGATATTACAAATCCATCTAATTGTCCATTAAGAGAAAATCAACAAAACAAAACTAATTATTCAGATAGTAACAGATGTGTGGGTTTCCAAGTTGATTTTGGAAGAAGAAATCAAGGAATGTTTAATGGAATATCTATTGATATGGACCAACACACAATGATTGGACCTACTTTCCAAGTAGTTGCAGATATGGGACAACAAGCTTCAGGACAAAAAGTTGCACAACAATCGCAATCTTTATATAATTTTTATAAAACCAGAAGTTATACTTGTCAAGTACAAAGTATGGGTAATGTTATGATACAACCCACAATGTATTTTAATTTGACTAATGTCCCGATGTTTTATGGACCATATATGATAACAAATGTTTCTCATAGTATTACAAACCGAGGATTTAACACACAGTTTCAAGGTACACGAATGCCTAAATATTCATTATCACCACCCGATAAATTAGTTGCGAGTGTAAATAGAGAAATATTAGAAACATACAAAAAAGCACAAAAACAAATTGAAGATAATACACCGACAGGAAGTACTAATAATAGTATAACATTATCAAACCTAACTGATATAAAACAAGGTAGTACTGAGAAATGTCAATCTATGACAAAGTATCCAAATAAATCATTTGTTAACTTAGCGAGAAATAGTGTTAATGCTAATACAATAATAGAATATGTAAATTCACCAACAAACGGATTGGACATGCAAATGAAGTTGTTTATTTATGGAGTGGCAACATTAAATAAATCAACAAGAGAAAATGTATTTAATAACAACCTAATAGACCTACCAACAAATAAAGAGATAAGACCATCCACTAGAGCACAATACTTTAACGCTCAAACCTGTATTGAAAATACCGAAATGATTTTACCAATTGCGTCGTTTAATAGTATTAACGATTGTTTAGATTATATGGTTAGTACCTATAAACCACAAACTGTTATTTTAGATAGTTTAATAACTGAGATAGAAAAAACCAATGTAACAGGTGCGTTAGAAAAAGCGTTAACCACATTATACATGGGAAGAATATATGAGTTAGACCCAATAGATGGTACTGCAAATCAAATGATTAGTATTGTTAACGCTAAAAAAGAAAACAATACTGAATACAAAAAAGCATATGATAAATGGTTCGGAATCTTTAAGTCTATAGTGGAAAGGGGGATTTAAGGAATATTCTACATAATTGGTATATTTATATAAAAAACAATATTATGAATATTAAAAACTTATTAGACAACTATCTTCAAAAAGACACAAGGTTAACCGAAACTGATAGAGGTAATGGTTATAAAGAAGTATGTGATTTAGATACTGGTGATTGTTATACAGTCAGAATGAGAGACGGACTAATAGAAAGAGTTGATAATACTATGAATTTAAATAAAACCCTTAGAGTGGAAACGCCTACAGGGATGAAAACACTTTTAAATGGTTAAGATATGTCAGTAAACAAAAAAATATTAAATGAAATTGAAAGGTATAAATCAATTTCTCAATACTTAACAGAACAAGAAGAGACTGGTGATTTACCACCTTTACCCGATGAGGGAGGTGAAACAGGAACTGAAGACACGGGAGCGGAAGAATTGGATGATGCAGGTACTGAGGAGATACCGGAACCAGTTGATGTTGAAACAGACCCTGATGTTGAAGTTGTTGGTGACGAAAGTGAAGAAACTGTTACTGATGACTTAGGTGACGGAACCGAAGAATTAGATGTTACAGAATTGGTAACGACACAAAAAGATATTGCAGATAAACAAGATGAGTATATGGAATCTATGTTTAGTAGACTTGAAGACTTAACAAATAAATTAGGTCAGATGGATAGTATCTTACAAAAGATTGATAATTTAGAACAAAAGGTTGAAAAATACAGACAAAAGTCACCTGAAGAAAAATTACAATTAAGAAGTTTAGATAGTTATCCATACAACCAAAAACTAACAGACTTCTTTATGGACAAACAAGGTGAATTTGAACAAACAGGAAAAGAAGAATATATCTTAACTAGTGATGAGGTTGAAAATTATTCAGATGGTGATATTAAAAAATCTTTTGACAAACCATTTGAAGACGAAGAAAGAATGTAAATATCGTATATCGGAATATGGAATAAAAGACTGTCGTAAGACGGTCTTTTTTTTTTGTTGTGATTTGACTTACCGTTTTTCGTTGTTATATTTTACTTGAGTAACAGATAAAATTTTAACGAATAACAGAAAAACAAAAATGGCAAATGCACTCGACGCGGTACTCGCACAGTACGAAAAAAACACCACATCTCGTGGTGGTGGTGACGGAATGTCACAAGAAGAGAGGTTGAAGAAGTATTTCACAACTTATCTCCCTAAGGGGACTAAATCAGGACAGGCTCGTATTCGTATCCTACCTACATCAGATGGTTCATCACCATTTAAGGAGGTATGGTTCCACGAAGTCCAAGTTGACGGAAAATGGGTTAAGCTTTACGACCCAGGTAAAAACGATGGTGAGCGTTCACCTTTGACTGAGGTCTATGAAGAGTTGATGTCAACAGGTAAAGAGTCTGATAAGAAGCTCGCGATGCAATATCGTCCTCGTAAATTCTACATTGTAAAAGTTGTTGACCGCGACAATGAAGAAGATGGAGTTAAGTTTTGGCGGTTTAAGGATAACTACAAACAAGAAGGTATCCTTGATAAAATCATTCCGATTTGGAGAGCAAAAGGTGATATCACCGACGCTAACGAAGGTCGTGATTTGATTATTGAGTTGGCTAAATCTAAGACCAATTCAGGTATTGAGTACACTATTGTTCAAACAATTATGTACGATGACCCATGTCCTTTGAGTGAAGACTCAGATTTGATGAAGGAGTGGTTGGAAGACGAGATGACATGGAGTGATGTATATGCTCAACGACCAACCGAATACTTGGAAGCGGTCGCTCGTGGTGAAACACCTGTATGGGATTCTGAACTTAAGAAGTTCGTATACGGTGATGATACCACAGAAACAATTGGAGGTTCTACACCTAAACAAGAAACTGTTAAGGAAGAAACTAAGGACCCCCAAGAGGAAATGGAGGTTGATGAGGACCTTCCTTTCTAAAAACCAAAACCTACAGATGGGAGGGTATAATGCTCTCCCATCTTTTTCATTACGAAAAGTTCGTTACGAAAAACTCGTAACGAAAAAACAAAAATACAATGGCAATTAAAAAGAATAGTTTTAAAGACATAAAGAAGAAGTTCTCTTCTTCTGCTAAATTCAAACCTCAGAGGTTTTACGACTTGGGTTCTGAATTTTTGGATGCGGTAGGTGTACCAGGTCCGGCTATGGGACATATTAATATGTTCTTGGGTCACTCGGACACAGGTAAGACTACTGCGTTAGTAAAAGCTGCGGTTGATGCACAGAAGAAGGGTATCCTTCCTGTGTTTATTATCACAGAACAAAAATGGTCTTTTGACCATGCAAAACTTATGGGTTTTGACTGTGAAGAAGTTGTTGATGAAGAAACGGGTGAGCTTGATTGGGACGGGTTCTTCATCTTTAATAATGACTTTGAGTATATTGAACAAATTACTGACTTTATTAATAGTTTGTTGGACTCCCAAGAGAAAGGGGAGTTGGAGTACGACTTGTTGTTCCTATGGGACTCTGTTGGTTCTGTACCTTGTAAGATGACTTACGAAGGTAAGGGAGGTAAGCAACACAACGCTGCCGTTCTTGCCGATAAGATTGGTATGGGTATCAACCAACGAATTTCAGGTTCACGCAGGTCTGACTCAAAATTTGAAAACACTTTGGTTATTGTTAACCAACCGTGGGTTGAACTTCCTGATAACCCGTTCAGTCAACCGAAAATTAAAGCTAAGGGTGGTGAAGCCATTTGGTTGAATTCATCTTTGGTCTTTTTGTTCGGAAATCAGAAAGGTGCGGGAACGAGCAAAATCACGGCAGTTAAGGATAAGAGAAAAGTGAAATTCGCAACGCGTACAAAGGTTTCTGTACTTAAAAACCATATCAATGGATTGGGGTATGAGGATGGTAAAATTCTCGTTACCGCTCACGGATTTTTGGCAGGTAAAGACGCCGCCGAAGAAAAGAAATCTATTGAAGAGTATAAGTCAGAGCAATCTGAGTATTGGAAGGAAGTCATCGGAACCGGTGGAGACTTCAAACTACAAGAAGAAAGTGAAACCTTTGACATCAATGCGTTGTGACAAAAACCTTATTAGTTGACGGAAACAACCTATTCAAAATAGGTTATCACGGAGTTCGTGAATATTACCATAAAGGTAATCACATTGGAGGTATATACCACTTTGTGAATACTTTGCGGAAATTTATTTCCGAATACAACTATGATAAGGTAATTGTTTTTTGGGACGGAGATGATAATTCCGTTCAGAGAAAAAAAATATTTGCGGAGTACAAAGAGAACAGACGATACAACCGACTTAATGATATTCAAAAACAATCGTTTGATTGGCAACTCAATAGAGTAAAAGAATACCTTGAGGAGATGTTTATTCGTCAGGTGGTGGTAGATGGTAATGAGTCTGATGATATGATTGCCTACTACTGTCAAATCTCTTTGGACGAACACAAAACGATATTCTCTGCGGATAAAGACTTAACACAACTCATCTCTGAGAATGTGCAGATTTATTCTCCGTCCCAAAAACAAATGATTAAATATGGGGACAAAGTCAAACTGAAAGATATTTCAATCCCCCACCAAAATGTTGCTACCTTCAAAATTATATCTGGTGATAAATCAGATAACATTGATGGTATCTACTACTTTGGTGAAAAGACTTTTTCAAAACTTTTTCCTGAGATACTTGACTCCGTAGTTTCTGTTGACGACATTTTACAAAAAGGTGAAAAACTACACGAAAATGATAAAGACAACAGAGCGTTACAAAACTTGTTATCGGGGAAGACAAAGAGAGGGGTATATGGAGAAGAGTTTTATGTTATTAACAAACAACTCGTGGACCTTTCACAACCTTTGTTAACAGAAGAAGCAAAGGAACTCGTTCAACTTTATTATGAAGAGGACATAGACCCTGAGGGAAGGGGATATCAAAACCTTATGAGGATGATGATGGACGATGGAATTTTTAAGTATTTACCAAAAACAGACAATGCATGGGTTTACTTTCTCACCCCATTTATGAAACTAACGAGAAAAGAAAAAAGACGATTTAAAAAAACAAAAAACTAATTAAAACAAACAAAACATGAGTAAGGAAAAAAATGACATTACGAAGATGGAATTTTTGTTGACATTGAATGACAACATTATTGTTCAGCGTTATTTTAATGTGAAGGGTTATAATGAAAATACTAGAAATAGTATGGATTTGCACGACACGGTAAATGACATTATGAATACCATTCATCACAGTCTTAAAATCAAAACAGTCTCATACATGTTGGAAAACGAGTTTCAAATTATAGCTGACCCTATGATTTTGGAAACTTCTATGACTGATGATGATGAAAACTTTAACATCTTCATTAAGTTGGGTGATGATACCATTTACCAGAGGGTGTGGGATGGTAAAATCTACCCTCCAAAAGTCAGATACACTGTTGATGTGCGACCACATTTAAAGAGTGTCTTAAAGTCACTCACCGAAGTGTTTTCATCTGACAAATTGACATGCGAATTTATGGATTATAAGTTGGGTTAAGCATATTTATTAAAACAGTCAAACACGAAAACTAATCAACATGTCAAAGGAAAAGAATTTTGGATATCTCGGCAACACATTTCAAATACAATTACTTAATAACATTATCCTTTATAAGGATTTTGCAACCTCTATTGTTGATGTAATCGAGCCCAAGTACTTTGACAACCAATACTTCAAGTTGATTATGCAAATTGTTAAGGAGTATTACATAAAATATGAACATACTCCATCATATAACACTTTGGAACAACTTGTAAAATCTGAAGTTGCATCACCGATGGCCCAGAAGATGGTATTGGATATGGTTGAGCAAGTTAAGGATGCGCCTGCTGAAGGTGAGACCTTCGTTCAAGAAAAAGCATTGAAGTTCTGTAAACAACAAGAACTACAAAAAGTTATGGTTAAAGCTCAAAAAATCATAGATAAAGGTGATTTTGAAAGCTATGACCATCTTGAAGAAATGGTTCGCGAAGCACTACAGGTAGGTGAAGTTGACGCGGGAACTGCCGATGTTTTTTCTAATTTGGATGATGTATTGGAGGAAGATTTTAGACACCCTATCCCTATGGGAATTCCCGGTATTGACAACCTGTTAAAGGGAGGTATAGCAAAAGGGGAATTGGGAGTTGTCTTGGCACCGACAGGTGTTGGTAAGTCAACATTGTTAACTAAAATCGCCAACCATGCATTTAACTTGGGTTACAATGTTCTTCAAATATTCTTTGAGGATAACCCAAAGATTATCCAAAGAAAACACTTCACATTATGGACTCAAATCGCTCCTGATTTATTGTCAATGCATAAGGATAAAGTCCTTGCAAAAGTTAGAGACATTCAGGAAAATGCACCCAATAAACTTATCTTAAAAAAGTTACCATCTGACACTTTGACAATGAATCAGATTAAGAATCAGATTCGTAAAATGATGGCAGAAGGAACTAAGATTGACATGGTTGTTTTGGATTACATTGATTGTGTAGTTCCTGACAAAAATTTGGGTGACGAATGGAAGAGTGAAGGTTCCGTTATGAGAAGTTTTGAGGCGATGAACCACGAACTTAACTTGGTCGGTTGGACTGCGACACAAGGTAACAGAAACTCAATCTCATCAGAGGTTGTTACGACAGACCAAATGGGTGGGTCTATTAAGAAAGCCCAAGTCGGTCACGTAATTATATCTGTTGCCAAATCTCTACAACAAAAGGAGATGAACCTTGCAACCATTGCGATTACCAAATCTCGTATTGGTAAGGACGGTGTTGTTTTTGAAAACTGTAAGTTTGATAATGAGATGTTGGAAATTGACACAGAACAAAGTGTCACGTTCTTGGGTCTTGAAGAACAGAAAGAAGAAAGAAACAGAGAAAGGATTAGAGAACTTTTGGAAAAGAGAAAACAAAAGGAAAACACATAATAAATCCCAACAAATTTATTTTAAAATGGAAAATTTATATAATAATAATGAGAGCGATATACGCTATGTCGTAAAAAGAACTGGTACAAAAGTACCATTTGAGGTAGATAAAATTGAAATGGCAGTCTTAAAGGCTATGCATAGTATTGACGCAGTTGATGATGAGATGGCCGAAAAGATTGCAAGAATTTCCGCAAAGGCTTTGTTTAGAAATAACAAAGACCGTATTCCACATGTTGACGATGTTCACGACATGGTTGAAAACAAATTGATGGACAATGGTTTAAATGATGTGGCAAAAGAATATATCTTATACCGAGCAAAGAGAAGAAGAAATATCTTTGCAAAAAGAACCAATTTGAAACCATATGAGTACCCAAACCTAAATGAGTATGTGGATGCTATCAGACATTCTTATTGGGTTCACACGGAGTTTAATTTCACTTCAGATATTCAAGACTTTAAAGTTCATTTGAATGAAGTTGAAAAAACCGCATTGGAGAGAGCGATGCTTGCGATTTCTCAGATTGAAGTTGCGGTTAAATCATTTTGGGGTGACATCTATAAGAGAATGCCGAAACCTGAGATTGGAAATGTTGGGGCAACATTCGCAGAGTCTGAAGTAAGACACGCGGACGCATACTCTCACCTTATTCAGTTGTTAGGATTAAACGGAGAGTTTGAAAACCTATTACAAGTTCCCGCAATTCGTAGAAGAATTAAGTATTTGGAAAAAGCAATCACAAACTCAAAAGCGGTGGAAAATAAAGAATACTTTGAGTCAGTAGTCCTATTCTCCATGTTTATTGAGAATGTATCATTGTTCTCCCAATTCTTAGTTATTATGTCATTTAACAAACATAAGAACATGTTAAAAGGTATCAGTAACGCCGTTGAGGCAACTTCAAAAGAAGAAAACATCCACGCAGAATTCGGATTTGATTTGGTAAATCTAATCAAAGAAGAAAACCCTGAGTGGTGGACAGAAGAATTGGTAGAAGACCTCATCATCTCAACAAAAGAAGCTTATGAAGCAGAGATGGAGGTTGTAAACTGGATATTTGAAAAGGGAGATATGGACTTCCTAACAAAAAACCAAACATTGGAGTTTATTAAAAATAGATTTAATCTATCATTAAACTCTATAGGTATTGATAATATCTTTGAAATTAACGATACTATATTAGAAACAACAGAATGGTTTGACGACGAAATTCTAACTACAAAACATACAGACTTCTTTAATAAGAGAAGTATTAATTACAGTAAGAAAGCGAAGTCAATCACCTCAAACGATTTATTTTAATAAGGATATAAAAAGAAAATGGAAAATAGAAAAGCATTTGATTGGATTAATGAAGAGTCAATTACCTTCCTTCGTAGAGGGTATTTGAGTGAAGGGGAAGAACCTTTGGAAAGAATTAGAACTATTGCCGACCACGCAGAAAAACTTTTGGGTATGGATGGGTTTGCAGATAAGTTCTTTGACTATATGGGTAGAGGATGGTATTCATTATCATCACCTGTATGGGCAAACTTTGGTAAAAAAAGAGGACTACCTGTAAGTTGTTTTGGTTCTAATATTGGAGATAATATTGAATCAATTCTATATACACAGGCAGAAGTTGGTGAGATGAGTAAGATGGGTGGTGGTACCTCAGGTTACTTTGGTAATATCAGAGGACGTGGTGCCGAGATTACAGATAACGGTCATGCACCTGGTTCAGTTCATTTTATGAATTTGTTTGAGAGTGTTGTTGATAACATTTCACAAGGGGCAACACGTAGAGGTAGATTCTCACCTTACCTACCAGTTGAACATCCTGATATTATGGAGTTTCTAGAAATCGGAACCGAAGGATTTCCAATTCAAGATTTGACTCACGCGGTTACAGTTACTGACGAGTTTATGAACGAAATGATTGAAGGAGATAGCGACAAAAGAGCGATTTGGGCAAAAGTCATTCAAAGAAGAGGAGAGATTGGTTATCCGTACATTATGTTCACAGATACTATGAATAACAAATCACCTGAAGTTTATCGGGATAAGGGTGCCAAGATTTATAATTCTAATTTGTGTTCTGAAATTGCTTTACATAACTCTGAAGAAGAATCGTTTGTGTGTGTATTATCATCTATGAACTTACTTCACTATGATGAATGGAAAGATACAGATGCGGTTGAGATTATGACTTATTTCTTGGATGCGGTTGTTACTGAATTTTTAACTAAAATTGAAGATTTAAGGGACAACGGAACTATTGAGGGTAAAAGAGCATTTTTCTATTTGGAAAAGGCGTACAACTTCGCTAAGAGACAACGAGCGTTAGGTCTTGGAGTATTGGGTTGGCACTCACTACTACAATCTAAAAACTTACCATTTGATAGTAGAGACACGGCAAAACTAAATGTTGAAGTTTTTAAGTTAATTAAAGAAAAGTCTTATAAGGCTTCTGAAGAATTGGCTGAAAAATTCGGAGAACCTGAATACCTAAAAGGTTATGGTAGAAGAAACGTAACACTAAACGCGATTGCTCCTACAACATCTTCAGCGTTTATTCTTGGACAGGTATCGCAGTCAATAGAACCAATTTGGTCTAATTGTTATGTTAAAGATGTTGCAAAGTTAAAAGTAACAATTAAAAACCCTGTATTGGAAAAACTATTAATTGAACTCGGTAAAAATACTAAAACGACTTGGAATAGTATTAAAAAGAATGATGGTTCAGTACAACACCTCGATTTCTTAACTGATGAACAAAAAGAAGTTTTTAGAACTTTCGCTGAAATCAACCAAGCGTCAATTATAAATCAGGCGGCAATTAGACAAGACTATATTGACCAATCACAGTCACTTAATCTTATGATATCACCTGATATGCCAACAAAAGATGTAAACAAACTTTTGATAGACGCATGGAAGTTGGGAGTTAAAACATTATACTACCAACACTCAATGAACTCGGCACAGGCATTTGCAAGAAAAAAGTTAAATTTAAATGACTTACAATGTGTAGCTTGTGAAGGATAATAGAAAGACCCACCTAAAAAGGTGGGTTTTTTTATAAAATTAATATTACGAATATTTATCGGTATGGCACTAAATAAAACATATGGAGTAAATTTTCCTTTTAGGCAAAGTACCGAAGGTAAATATTTGTCACTTACTACTACTGTTGCTGAAGAAGTAAGGGCGGACTTATTACATTTAATACTTACAAGAAAAGGAAGTAGATACTACCTACCTGATTTTGGGACAAGAATATATGAATTTATTTTTGAACCCATGGATGGTCCTACATTTGATGCTATAAAATCAGACATTCAAGATGCGGTTGATAAATACATACCTAATTTACAAATAAATGATGTATCTATTACACCATATACTGATGAAGATAAAAGTCCTGTAGGTAATTTAAACTTACAAGACCAAGAAGCTACTTATGAAATGTTTGATATATTTAGAACTGCAGGTGAAGGTGTTGAAGACTATACAGCTAAAGTAAAAATTGATTATAGTATTAAAGAAAATACTTTTGAATCAAGAGATTTTATAATTATAAATATTTAAGTTAAATGGCTAATCGCAAAATATCATATACTGAAAGAGATTTTGAAGGTCTAAGACAAGACCTAATAAATTTTACAAGACAATATTACCCTGAGTTAATTGATAATTTTAATGATGCTTCGGTATTCTCAGTATTTTTAGACTTAAATGCTGCGATAGGAGATAATTTACATTTTCATATTGACAGAAGTATACAAGAAACAGTCTTACAATACGCACAACAAAAATCTTCAATATATAATATTGCGAGAACATACGGGTTAAAAATACCAGGAAATAGACCATCAATAGCAATATTAGATGTTTCAATAACAGTTCCCGCATTCGGAGACCAAGAAGATAGTAGATACTTAGGTGTTATCAGAGCAGGTTCACAGTTTTTAGGTGCGGGACAAATATTTGAAAATCCTGATGATATAGACTTCAGTACCCAATATAACAGTAAAGGTTTTCCTAACAGAACAAAGGTACCAAATTTTGACTCTAACAATAGAATAGTAAACTATACAATTACTAAAAGAGAAGTTGTGGTAAACGGTACGACTAAAATATTTAAAAAAGTTATTAATAGTAGTGACGTAAAACCATTCTATGAATTCTTCTTACCTGAGAAAAATGTTTTAAGTATTACATCATTAATACAAAAAGACGGTACAGTATATTCAAGTCCTCCAACATACGAAGAGTTTATAACATCACCAAATAAATGGTATGAAGTTGACGCATTGGCGGAAAATACAATTTTTGTTGAAGACCCATCAAAAGCATCTGACAATCCAGGTATTAAAGTTGGGAGATATATAGAAACAGAAAACAGATTTATAAGTGAATACACACCTGAAGGATACTGTAGAGTCCAATTTGGAAGTGCTACTGTAACCGCAGACGACCAACTGGCTCAGTTTGCTAGAACGGGTATTCCTGTAAGATTACAAGACTATCAAAATAACATAGCTTTAGGTAGAACGGTAAAGGCAAATACTACGTTATTTGTAAAATATAGAGTTGGTGGTGGAGAAACATCAAACATAGGAGTTAACACTATCAATCAAATAGGTACTATTAATTTTTCAATTAATGGTCCGTCTAATAGTATAAACGAAAATGTTAGACAAACATTAAGATGTAACAACGTTACAGCTGCAATTGGGGGAGGTAATCTACCAACAACTGAAGAAGTAAGAAATATGGTTACATATAACTTCGCAGCACAAAAAAGAGCGGTAACAATAAATGATTACAATTCCCTAATAAGGACTATGCCGAGTAGATTTGGTGCACCTGCAAAAGCTGCGATAACTGAAGAAGACAATAAAATTAAAATAGAAATACTTTCTTACGATAATAACGGTAAACTAACAGGTAGCGTTTCAAACACACTGAAAGAAAATATTGCAAATTATTTATCAAATTATAGAATGATAAATGATTATATTTCAGTTAGAAGTGCACAAGTTATTGACTTAGAATTTGAGTTCTCTGTTGCCATGGAGTCAACAGAAAATCAAGGACAGGTAATAACAAATATAGTTAATAGTGTTAATTCATATATGTCACCACAAACAAATCTATTAGGTAAAAATGTTAACATATCAGATATACGTAGAATAATACAAGACACACCTGGTGTGAGTACATTAGCAGATTTAAAAGTTTTTAATAAAACTGGTGGACAATACTCATCGTCAGAAACATCACAAAGATACTCAGACAAAAATACCAAACAAATTGAGTTGATTGATGACACTATATTCGCACAACCAAATCAAATCTACCAAATAAGATTTCCTGAAAACGACATTAAGGTTAGAATCAAAACACTTAAGAACGTAGATTTCTCTTAATCCTATTCCATATACTTTTATTTTTTTGAAATTAAAATTAAGGTAAATAACTATTTATCTTAAAAGAAATTAAATGCCAAAATCATATAGATTTAGAACCGATATTGGAGTAGACAAAGAAGTTAGATTAAACATTAGTCAAGATTTTGATTTTTTAGAGATACTTTCTTTAAAATTAAGACAGGAAGATTTATACGACAGATTTTGTGCAGACTACGGTGTTGTTGCTGGTAGAGTCGTTGCCAACGGAGGATATGGAATACCAAATGCAACAATTTCTATTTTTGTTCCGTTAGATAATGTTGATGAAAACGACCCAATAATATCAACATTATATCCATACAAAAATTTAAAAGTTAAAAATGAAGATGGATATAGATATAATCTACTACCATACGTAAGGGAATATGGTGGACACACACCAACAGGAACCTTTCCTGATAGAGAGGATATACTCACAAGGAAAGAGGTTTTACAAGTATATGAAAAATATTATAAGTATACTGTAAAAACAAATGAGTCAGGTGACTTTATGATTGTTGGTGTTCCATTAGGGTCACAAAAACTTGTAATGGATTTAGACCTATCTAACATGGGTCAGTTTTCACTAAGACCGTCTGATTTAATTAGGATGGGAATGGGAGTACCTTCACAATTTAACGGACAACAATTTAAATCATCAGAAGATTTAGATAGTTTGCCACAGATTGTTAATAGTGTTAGAGAAATAGATGTAACACCTTTTTGGGGTGAAAATGATTTATGTGATGTAGGTATCATAAGAACTGATTTTGATTTAAGAGACTTAGGTATTGAAATACAACCACAAGCCATTTTTATGGGTTCCATTATGTCAACTACCGATGATGATTATATTAAAGGTAATTGTAAACCAAAAAAAGATGTTGGTAAACTATGTGACATGACCACAGGTCCGGGTCAGATATTATCTATTAGACAAACAATAGATGTAGATAATGAAGGTAAACCGATATTGGAAGAATATAAATTTCAGGAAGGTGGTAATATAATTAATGACGATGGGGTTTGGATGACAGACCTACCCATGAATTTAGATTATTTAATTACGAATGAATTTGGAGAAGAAATCATTTCTTTAGACCCTTCAGTCGGTATACCAACAAAAGGTAAATATAGATTTAAAATAAAATGGCAAAATGAAGACGGATTACAAGGAGACATACTAAGGGCAAATTATTTAGTTCCAAACATTAGAGAACACGGATGGTCAGGAACTACAATGGATGACGCACCTTCAGACGAGGTAAGAAATAAATCATATGCGTTTTCATTAGATTGGAACGAATACTATGATGCAGATGCTGCAATAAATTGTGAAGATACCTTTTACCAGTTTAACTTTAATAAGGTTTATACTATTGCTAGTCATTACGATAGATTTAAATGGGGATTTAATAGAATTAAACACTTAGGAATTAAAGAAATTGATGATAGAAGATGTCAGTCAGAAAGTAATAAATTACCTGTTAACGATGCGCAACGAAATGGTAGTTTACTAATATTCCTATTTAACTTTTTGATAACAATATTAACACCGGCATTTTTATCTCTTATTGTATTAATGCATGTTTTAGCACTTTTATACCCTATTGTTAGAATTCTTTTGAATATTGTAATTGCAATTATAAATGGTATAATAAAAACTATATGTCTTATTGTTTCAATTTTTTCTAGAAGATTAACTGCTGAGGATTGTTTTTCTAAAGGAATTACTCCATTACCTAAAGAGAACCCTTTTAAAAATATTAGTCTACCTATGCTAAGTTATCCCGATTGTGAAGCTTGTAATTGTAAGGCGGGTAGTGTTGAACAAAACGATAATTCTGATTTAGAAAGCTTGGCGTCAGAATTAGTATTTGGACCTATAGTAGACGCCACATGGACAGATGCTTACGTACCTTCAGAAGGTGTTTGTAATAATACTATGTCACCATTTACGAGTAAGTTTCTTTTTAGCGGTTACGATAATAATGTTGATGATAAATTTTATGAAAAAGAAATAAAATTAGTGACAGGTGAGGGTGGTGTAAAAGATGAAATTGAATGGTATAAATCACCTGTTTATCCTGTATTTAAAAATAATGACCCATCAAAAACAAGATGGAGATGTCAACCTAGTCCTACATTAGCGCAAGCCTTAAATTTAATGAATAGAAGGCAAATGTATTTTGGCGATAACGGAGACCAAACCTTACAAGCGACTACAACAAATAGAATGTTAGTTAAAACGGTTAACGACCAGTTTGGTAGTTATTACCATCCGGGTTGGACGGACAGTTGTTTTATTATGATTTTAGACGCTGGTTCTCAAGTAACACCGGGCGAATTATTTACATTTAATGACCCAAATTTAGTAAACGACCCTAATGTTAATAAATATCCAGAAGGTAATCAACTAGGTAACAATGGATTAACGGGTACAACAAATGTTTATAATGAAAATGATTACGTGACTGTAAACATAAATTTTATAAACGCTGATGGAAACCCTGCAGTGGCAACCTCGGTTCCTATAGTTAACACTGGTCAAACAACAAGTTATAAATTTAAGTCAGGAATCGAATACTTCCAAGTCATAACTGCAATGACTAAAACTCAAGTCACTTCAATGGTTGCGGGAACAACTACAGGATTACTTAAAAGACATTTCCTATCTTATCATTCTGCATTTTTGTGTGATGAAGACGCTGACCAACCAGGACCTCCAAGACCTACAGATTCAAGTGGTTGTGGGACGCACTGTAAAAGAATTACTGCTAATAGTATTAATGGTGATGATGATTTGTTAATTGTATTTGCAACTAGAGGTGTTGACCCATACACTCCAAAACAAAAAATGAGGTATGACTTATCTAAAATTTTTGGGTATAATAATGGTACTGGTAATGATAGATATGTATGGAATGGTCAGGTTACAGTAGAGGGTAGTTATTATATGAATATACCTATTCAACCTAATGTAATTGACGGTGATAATGAATCGGTACAAGACTCATATTGGAGGAATGGTCCTAAGACACCAACACCTCACTATCAGTGGAAAGATAATAAACTTAAATTTTACGATAATAATAATTATGGTACATCATATGGAGACTCTAACTTTAGCTCCAAAGCATTGTTTCACCCTTCATTTACGGCTCAATTTCCTTCTAATGAATTTGAATCATTTCAAACGAGCGCTTTTAATAAGTATGTGTCATTAGATAAACAATTAACAAATGATAGTAAGTTTGATAGTTATATGGGTAATTCAGGTAATGGTATACATTGTCCGGATGGTGAGGGTGATGGATATCCCGCAACAGGAATAAATCCATGGTACCAAAGAAGAATTGAAGGATGCGGATATCAATACTCAAAAGTAAGTTCAGATAAAAGAAAAATAAACGCAGAAAGAGATGTTATCACCGTTTCTCCCTTATATCTTACTAGAGATTTGGATGAAGCATTACCCGTCACAAACATGACCAACGTGAATAGGTTAGTGTTTAGGTCAGATAGATTACCGGCGAGTGATAAATTTGATTCAAATCCTGATGCACAAGAACCTGAATTTAGAAGGTATGCGTTACACTTAAACTTAAGGCAACAGTTATTTTTTATTAGTGAGGACGGTTCAGTAACTAATATTGAAGGAGAAA